TCTGACAAGACTAAGACTCAGCTGAATCTCCACTGGCCCTCACCTAAGGACCGCTCTCCTCAACACTGGCCTATAACGATCGACCTCGACACGCGCCAGTGGCACAAGTACGGGGTGCGTATCTACCCTGACTGTATACGGTGGTTTGTAGACGACAAGATGGTGAGACACCTCGACACAGAGTTCTCACCCTACAACACCAAGCTGCACTTCGCTGTGCAATGTGGTGTGAATCAGAACTTCGGGGTGATGTGGCACAAGGACATCGCCTGGGAGGAGAACATGTACATCATCCCTGAGAGAGCCCCAGGGATACTGTAGTTAGGAGACACATGGATATTACTACGCTCGCCACTGTGCCGGCTATGCTCGCTATCGTCGAGCTTCTGAAGCGCCTCGGCCTGCCAGCTAAGGCCGCTATGCCGGTTACTGTGGTCCTGTCCGTTGCTCTGGGCCTGGCTCAGACTTTCCTTGGAGGTGATCCTGTCTACCAGGCTGCCGCTAAGTACCTGCTGATGGGTCTCGGTGCGTGTGGCCTCTATGATGCAGCTAAACTTGCATCCCCTACCGTGGAGCAGAAGAACGAGTTGAACACTACTGTCCCTCGTCGTGCAGAGGCTCCTGAGGTGACTGCCTGATCTAAGGCATAAAATAACCCCCTACCTGTTAGGTAGGGGGTTATTTGTTTACTAGGGTCATAGGCTACCTCAACTCGTTGACGAAGTATAAGGTCGCTAGAATCACAACTGGGGCTAGCAGAATTATCTCTAGCATGATATCAGTCCTCATTTGATATTGGCTTGCTAAAGTCCGTCACTTCTTGTCTCCAAGATGTTTCTTGATTATGCGCTTGATGATTTTCTCAGGTGGCCAGCAGTACAGGCCTGATACCTGAGCAATATCTTGACCACACGCCAGGCGTTGTTCCTGGCTAGTGTGAGGGTAGTAGTAGCGCAGCTGAGCTGCCATGGCTTCCGGGTCAATCACCATAGTGCGTCTCCAATCGAGTCGATCTCGTCCATGAGGTTGTCTAGTTCACAGTAGTAGCAGTATGCGGCCAGATAGTCAGGCAGGTCCACACCGTCCCAAGTTACCCTACCCTCAGCAGCGTGGTCAATGTCAATCTTGAGGTTGATGAGGATGCCCTCCTGTAGGTCCTCACCGTACACATTGAGCACGTGGTCGTGTAGCTCCTCAAGGTCAATACCGTGCTCGGCTACGTACTCGGGGTCTCGCTTGAATCCTAGCATTGGGTTGCCTCCATGTCGTCTAGCAGGTATACCAGAGGTGAGCGTTCAACTCCTGGTATAGCCCTCAGTTTTGTGATTGTCTCTTTCAGGTTCAGGTCCCGTGGGGTCATCCTGAACGCCTCTACTTCTAGCACACTTTTGAAGTGAGTGTCTAGTACCCATTCAGCCCTCTTCAGGAGGGCAGACACGGGGTTGGTAACGAGGTCACCTACTAGACTGTCGTCGATGCTCTCGCCCATATGGTCGTATAGCTCCTCACCACAGGGCAGGTACCTGTCTGCTGCGCGCTGGCAGTACTGCACTGCCCAGTACCGGGGGCATACCCAGAGATCCCACTCCCACATGAAGTCATCTATCAGCTCATCGTAGCCCCACTCGGACAGCTTGTCGAGTACCTTAAGGTGACCCAGCGTAGCTGATACTTCACGAAGCTCATCAATAGTGTACATTGTTCACCGCTCCACTACGAGGAAGGTCGCTTCGATTGGAGTATGCTGGCTGGAGTCCCAGTAGATGTCTCCCAGCTCACTGGTGTAGAGGTAACCGCACTCGAGGAGTGCCTCGATGCTAGCTCCGTAGAAGTCTTCAACGGTTTCGACTCGGATTGTTCCCTGTGTTTCGATCATGGATCTACCTTAACACACTCTAGAGAGATTGCACAACTTCAGGCTGCCACTCTCCCGGAGTGTCTAGCCCGGTGACGACGAGGTCCTGGGACCCCGACTTAGTTTCTACTTGAATACTCAACGACTCTGCTTGCCGAGAGATATACAGACTGTTGTCTGACCAGGCATGTAGGGCCACACTGCCTGCTAGTGCAGCACCGCCAGTCGACGGCATGTCTTTGCTGGCCTTACGTGTGTGGTGCACTATAAGCTGTGCACACCCTGTAGCCTGTGCTACAGCCTTGATGGGCTGGAGTATCTGCCCGTACATAGCCTGTGAGTCATTGATCGACTCCGTGGTCAGCATAGACAACGTGTCGTAGCACACCAGTCCGATGCCCATAGACTCAATGGTCTCGCCTATCTCCTCGGCTAGCTCAGGTGACAGCCCCTGTGTGGGCCTGCCTGCTATATAGAGGGGGATATCCCCGTCAGGAGGGTTCAGCTCCAGCACGCCAGACTTGCAGGTTATGTACCCTCGAGGGTCATGGTGGGGGAATCGACACCGTAAGATAGTCTGTACGCGAGACCACACGCGCGATAGGCTGTCCTCTGCCTCGATGATGAGGCAGGGTGCCTGGTGTGATCTAGCATACCCTAGCACGGGCTGCCCTAGAGACAGGCTGATAGCCATATCGAGCATTATCCAGCTTTTGAAGTGCTTAGGCGGTGCGGCAATGAAGCCACAGCCACCCTCCTCTACCAGGCCATCAATACGCCACCGTGGCGGAGGCATGCTGACTAGCTCAGACAGCTGCCTGATCTGGAGCAAAGGCTCTTTAGGTGAATCTTCAACTATCTCGATAGCCTCAATAGTTTTAGACCCTGCAAGGTCTAGTTTACTAGCTACCCTCTGAACCTCAGCCTTCAGCTTGTCTACTGAACCCCATTTATTAAGGCACGTGTGCCTGATCAAGCCAGGGATAAACTCCGGCTCAACCCCGCACTCCAGCATGCTAGCTATAGCTGCATACAGCTGAGCCGACCTATCACCAAGGGCCTTACTAGCACGAAGCTGCCCAGCTATAGACGAAGAGCTACCGTCCAATGTACGGTACACTGCTGAGGCTAGCTCACCAGGAGTCTGTGTGGTCCCGTACGCGGGCCTGCCTACCATGCAGCCCCTCTTATGTGAGGGGGTACCAGGTACCCTGAGTAGCTGAGTAGCGTCCCAGCCTCCAGGGTCGCATCCAAGCACGTGGCTGACAGCCCTAGACAGACTGTCCTGGTCAGGCTGAGGCACAATCTCAGTCAGTCTCCAGATAGCCTGTGTGTGGCCAGGGCTGCTAGTCCACACAGTGAGGGGGTTAGTACCTTCCGTGTGGCCGTCGTCTACGTCAGACCAGATCAGCGGGCCCGCTTTGAGGTACTCCGCTTTCCTTTCTGGCTTACTGAAAAGACCGGGAGTGAAATATACATCCTGCCCAGCTTCAACGAGATCCCGCACGTAGCGTTTCGCTTCGTCAAGTTGGTCCATAACCCTAAAGGCTTTGCCCGGGTTGAAAGCCTGACCCGGCCACGTGATCCCACAGATGAAAAAATACCCATCACAACCCTCCCAGATTGTCTCGAAGAACCTCATCCTCAACCCTAGCTATCTCTTTCTGGTAGGTATCTGGTGTGACACACGCCCAATACCCTCCGGCTGACATGATATCAGCCCCAACTCGAATTTGCCACTGGCTCAAAGATGAGCCTGTTTTAAGCTCCAGACCTACGAACCTACCTCTGAAGCAGGCTATCAGGTCTGGGATACCTTTCTTAGTGTACTGGCTGGCGTGGTATTTGACAACCCACCAACCACGTGACTCTACATACTTTTGCACTTGGCGTGAGAACGTACTCTCTAGCATGCCCAGGGCAGGGCTCCTGTCCCTGCCCCAGACTATGTCAGAGGATATCGTCGAACTCGCCGAAGTCATCCTCAACGTCCTGCTGGACTTCCTCCTTAACCTTGGACTCTACCTCAGAGAACTGGGCCACACGTGCGACACGGCTGCGCAGCTTGCCATTGTAGGTGTCGTCCTCAAGCTCTACGTTGATCCTAGCCCCAACGTACTTGGCAGGATCAATCTGGACAACCTTGTTAGGAACCTTAGTCCCAGCTGCCTCGATCAGTTCACGAAGCTTCCACAGCTGATTCGGGACGATCTTGCAGTAGTAGGGGTAGCGTCCAGGACCTGCCACGATAGCGAACACCAGCATGTCGGTGTTGTCGGACTTGGTCTTAGTCATCTCCACACCAGCGATCTCAGCGTTGTACACGCCTGGCTCCTGATGCACAGTGCTGAACGAGGGGGCCTTGACGTCACTGAAGTCGATCGAGAGCTTAGCCATTGTTGGAATTCCTTTCCTTAAGTACCTGTCGGATGTAGTCGATTGTAGCAGTAGTAGTGGTGAAGAAGCAAACCGTGATAGTGAACATATCTCGTGCCATGTGGTCGTTGTAGCGCACCTCGTACTGGCCTACTTGGTGGGCCACAGTGATGGGGTTAGGTACGTCGATGACGGCCAGGTCATGGTGCTCGAAACGCCATGGCAAGTCATCCATCTGGTCACAGAGACGTACGAGGGCGTTGCTGGCTACCTTTGAAAAATCAATCATGTGTGAGGTACCTTTCAAGTCGCTCCCAAGTCGGAGACCCCAACCAGGGCTTACGGGCCGCTATATCAGCCCGACACCCTGCCACGATACCCTGTGTGGGCTTGAGCCACATACGGTAGCCGGTGTTGGAGTCTCGCTTAACTGACTCTGTATACCCTATCACGTCCGCATACATGAGTGCAAACTGTCGTGCCTGGCCGGGGAGAGCCAGCGTGACCTCCTTAGTCTGGGCCACATCAGCGTCTTCAGGGTCAGCTTCGTCCACGTAGGTCACCTTGGCCTGCCCTGTCAGGACCACAGGGATGTCTAGACCACGCAGAGTAAGGATCAGTGACTTGATCAGCTCATTGGCCTGGCCGTATTGAGGCAGGCTAACCGGCTTAGCCACAGTCAAGAGGTCGCCACGCTTGCGTCCAGAGACGAAGTTCAACGCAAGCTCATGGGCTACCGTAATACTGTCCAGGGCCACAGCTGCTGGAGGCTTGGCTACGATGGACTGAACCTCTTTGGCCAGGGCCTCCCAGGTATCTACCTGTGTGGTCTCGGCCTGTACTGCACGGGTGCCGCCCTCAAGGTCGATGATGCGCACACCAGGCACCGTAGCTGCAAAAGTTGTCTTGCCTGTCTTAGGCTGGCCATACACTAGTGTGATCATTTGTACCTCTCCATAGGGTCTCTCTTGTCAAAGAATTGAAGGAATTGCTCTTCAGTGCCGAACTCAACTCGTGCTGCTGCAAGCTTACCCGTACGGCACAAATACGAGTTACCACACACTGACGGGTTACGGTCCTCTGGTGGCTTAGACCAGTCGTACTCACCTACCTGCCTAGCCCACCTCAATATTGATCTGATCTGCCTGGCATGCACCTCCTTATTGAACGGCACCAGCAGCCTGGTGAAAGCTGGGCAATGTTGACGCTTCAACAACTCAGCATCCTTCGCGATGACATCGCACTCCGCTGAGGTAATCTCAGTACGGTGCTCATGAGCCCAGTCTATCAAAGATCGGTAGCAAGTGCTACCCGTGGACCCCTTCGTGATCTTAAGCTTACCCGTCCTGGTCAGCTGGGGCCACACGACACGCTGTGGTTGTATGTAGTCCCAGATCATCCCTCCCAGAGGAAGGTCCCAACCAAGCCGCTTCTTGTTACCCTCAAGTAGCCACAAGTAAGCATGAGACTGAATATCGAGCTGGCGGTACTCAGCTGTGGGTAGAGTCTGATGTGTTTTGTGGTCTAGCACCCAGAGACGCCCTCCTAGCTCGACTACCTTATCGATCTTACCTCGGTAGTCGTGGTTACACCCTGGGATACCCCTGCTCAAATCGAGCTCGCACGCCAGAACGTTGAGGGGCTCATCACGGTACCTGTACTCGTAGGCACGGTATACCCTATCGAGGTCATCGTAGATCTGGTGCTCCTCCTCCATAAGGTCCTCTGGGCGCTCTGGTGGAGTACCTGTCTCGAGCCACGCGTGCAGGTACGTGCCCCTGTCAAGGGCAGTACCAGGGTGAGGCTTAGCCGTTATCCCCTGGAGGTCATAGTAAGCCTCCAGAGGGCAGTTCAGCCAGGACTTAATCAGGCTAGTGGTTATCTGCATGTCCCCTACTATACGTCAATCTCGGGTCCCCAGCAAGTACCTACCTCAACGTCCGCCACCAGAGGGCAGTCGAAGTGTGGCAGGGGCTCCTCCATGACCTCCTTAATCATGGACGCTGTGGTCTCGGCTAGGTCCTCAGGGACCAGCACCAGCACAGCGTCGTGCACCAGGCCTAGTATGTGGCTGTCTCCCTCTAAGCGAGACCACACCTGCACAGCGGCCCTCAGCATAATGTCGCTACCCGTTCCCTGTACCTGACTGTTGACAGCCTGGCGCTCAGCTGCCGCTACCTCGTATTCGTCATCACTGTATAGTCCTGGCAGGTGTCGCCTACGGCCGAACATCGTCGAGCTGTACCCCAGCTGATGGGCCTTAGCCTTAGCCCTACGGTGCCACGGGCGTAGCCCTGACCAGTGCTGGAAGAAGGACTCCCTGAAGGACTCAGCCTCCTCGAGCGTGATGTCAGTACCGTAGCTAACCTTAGCGAACTGGATGAACGACTTAGCGCTCATGCCATACAGGAAGCCGAAGTTGACGATCTTAGCTTTCCTACGATCGAAGCTGTTGTCCGGATCGAGACCAATGGCACGTGTGGTCTGTGAGTGGATGTCACCTCCGTCACGATACAGCTGGAGCATGTTCTTGTCACGTGAGACCACAGCTGCAACGCGTAGCTCCAGCTGGCTGTAGTCAGCCTCAATGATCTTGTACCCGTCAGGGGCAGCTACCAGACCCCTTATGTAGGGGTCCTTCGGAACCTGCTGGAGGTTAACTCCTACGCCATCGCATACCTTGCCTGACGACAGCCTACCTGTCACCGTGCCATGTAGCTTGAATGAAGTATATAGACGTCCTTTATCGTCTATTTGCTCTTTATATGGGGTAATAAACCCATCTATATTCTTCTTTAGTCGTGACCTTTCTAGTAATGTTTTAGCAATAGGGTGATCCATATAGGCAAGTGCCTTCTTGGAAAGGCTAGGAGCACCATTAGGGAATGCTTTAGTTGGCTTTCCTACCTCCTTTTTGGGTATACCCATATAGTCATATAGGAACCATCGCTGAAAGTTAGTAGTACCCCATTTAACTTGCATACCTTCGGGTATTTCTGAGGGTATTTCAGAGTCCAACTGGGCATCAATTTCAGCCAATTCAGAGGTGTATTT